CTCATTCGAGATGACACATTTTATTAAGCCCCGCGCACACCACAATCGAACACAATGGTGCTCGCTTCACCATAGCCTTCAATTCCGCCATTTCCGCCGGATTAACCCCGTAACGCTCCATCAATTCGCTCTCCGCACACGGATGTTCGCGAATCTTTTCGACGCACGGTCGAATCAAGATTTGAGGCGTCATCTTGAAATCCAGTTTCATTGGACGAACGTCTGCTGTCAACTCGAGTTCGCGATCAATAAACGCACGCATCACGCAATGGGCTTGCGAAAGCGATTTCCACCCCTCGGCGACTCCCTTCACCCATTCCCGATCGTGGTGTTGAAGGTCGAGAGCCCATGCGTGTTTACCCAGAAATCGATGCATTTCTGGCACATGCACATGTGCGGCACATCCATCAATAATGGCACTCAAAGGGTGTCCCCCCAAAAAGTGCACAAGGTGAGCGGGCCCGCGACTGAACAATCCCAAGTTCAGCCCACATTCCGCAATGTGTTCCACGATCTGGTCGCAAATATGTTTGGTGATTGGTTCTCGACTCGCCAACATCAAATCGTCTCCACATACTGCGACCTTGAAATCGAACCCGAAATGGTCGAGCGTCCGCAGGACCGCCGCCGCATTAATGATTGTGTTTCCGACGCTCGTGTTTGCGTCTCCGGAATTGCGACCTCCATGAACATGGAACTTGGCCGCCAATTGGCCCCGCAAATGGATCGTTCCGCGGTACTCGAGCTGCCCTTTCAACACGGCCCAGGCGTTGGAATGGCGCGTCTTGTGCATCCCCATGCACTGATAGACCCGTTGCTCGAGATCAAGGAGGGGGACGCTCACGGAGGAGTCGAAACGCGCATAGTCTCCATCCGCGAACCAGTTATATCCCTGCTCCTGCCACACATCCACAATTCGGCCAATTTCCGTGGCACTTCGACCACTTGCGAAGCACACCCGGGAATCCTCAGTCCACTCATCGTGGTAGAGTTTCCCCATCGCGCGCATTGCGGGCCCGAGCTGCGTCTGCGCCCGAGCAGACACGCTTGAAATGCCCCTTCCCGCGAAGGCGTCTTCGCTGGCCTTGACGAGCAATTCGTCTTTGAGAAACACCTTCCGCTCGAGGTCATGTGGCGTGATGCGGGGATAGTCCTCAAAACTGGCAACGGCGATGCGGAACTGTCGCTGCCTCCCCGGCGGAAAGGTCTTGACCCACTCAGCAAAAGGCACGGGCCCGACATACGTGGGCAGTCCATTCCGGCAAAAGGCGGCAAACATCTCTTCAAGTGTCTGCTCGGAAGGGAGGCGTTGTGGCACGAACATGCGTGCGGCCAACGTGCTGCGGATGGATACATCACTGCGTTTCGTAACGCACGGTATCAACGGACCCGATATGCCGTAGAGAATGGGCGCAACTCGAAAAGGTGGTTCTGTCACCGGAAACATTGTCAATTCGACTCGGGGCACGCCGCGAAAGTTTCCCGTTTCCAAGTTGTCTGGCTTGCATGCGTCAACAACCGGGAGTCCAAAAGGGAGGAAGTCATAAATTCCCGGGTAGTCATAAAATTGGCGTAGGCCGCCCACAAGACTCATAAGCAGGGCGCGCGACGAGCGTTGATGGCACATGCCACAGTAGTAATGTCGCCCATTTTGGGTGACTCGTGACAACAGTGGCCAATGGCACTTGAGGCAAATGTTGGGTTGGCAACACTTGTGGGTGCGCCCGGCGAAGGTTGACGCACAATTCTCGCATCTGCCCATAACGGCGACATTTTGGAATCGGACTTCTGCACAAACGGAATCCGAAAGGTCAGATGTATAGTCGCACGTTTGAGCAATGCGCACCTTCATAGCAGCCAACACTGCATTCGCAAGCTCAACGGGATACTCCGGTATTGCGGCCCCTCTCGCGGCGATCAGGTAGTCGTGCTTGATGGCGTTCATGGCCATGATGATGGTGTGTTGCGTGTCGGCTGTTGGTGTATGCCGTTCAATTAGCCGTCGCAGTTCAATGGGGATTGTGGTGAATTGGGCTTGCAACCCTGCATTGACGCAACGCGCGCCGCCGGTAAACATGGCAATCCCGTTCCGATCCTTGCATGACCGCACTCCCCGTGCGACTGGCGTCATGGCGCTCAGTCCACGCGCGAAGAATGACCTCACCCAATTCATGACTTGCATTTCTCTACGGAACTCACAACACAGTGTCGAAGCTGGCAGCACGAAGCGATGTTCCACAATATGAATATTGAATATGTGGGCCAGTTGAGTGAGGATGGCGGCAGGCAATCGTGTGGCAAAGAGTGACACGACATGGTGATTGTTCGGCTCGGCTGTGACTTGAATGCCGTAGTCTGTCGTGTGGCCGATTTCGACTGTGTGGAACGTGGTGCCAAAATAGTCGAAAAGGCACTCTCCACCGACGAAAACATCATTCAATTGAGTGTAATCGCCGGTGATGCTCTCCGCAGCTTCACAGAAGATGTGGGGGTGTCGATTCAGGTAGCATTGCGGTCGAAAGGCCGATCTTCTCGCCCACAACAACTGTTTCCCCCCGGCAGCGGCAACCAATGCACGATGCACGAAACCACAATTGGACGACGCGCTGTACGCCCACCAATCTGCTGGTTGTGCGGGAGCGACTTCTGCCGTGAAATTCGCCGTGGCCGTGAAAACCCAAGGAACGGCTCTTGCTATGAATCGATCTGACATGGGAATGGAGAAGTGAGTGAGGATCGTGCGTTCGACAACTCTCCACGCAATCTTGGCGGCTTGTTTGAATATTGGGTAAAATGCCCCGACCACAAGCATGCCCATGGCGAACGTCCATGGATTCGGTGACACGATGCCGGTCTTTCGGACGGGCCACGTCGATGCTCTCCAGACAGTCACAATAGTTCTTTTCGTCAATGTGCGCGCAACGACATGGCATGAGTGACCATGGTCTGTTGCGGTCATGATTCGCCAAGCGCTTGAACTGACCCCGATCAAAGTGGCCATATTGGTCCGAATGGCAGCCGGCACACATCGAAACGCAAGCGAGGCACACAACGACCCAGGTTTCGGAACGACTGCGCAATACGCCATTGCAACGCAGCGTGTGATGGCAAACGCCGCACACATCTTGTAATGCACTCCCAACACCGCCGTGTCGCAAGCCCATGAAAGAAAGTCTGGAACATGTGGTCTCGCGGCGGCCACAACGTTTTGGATCGGGCGCACAACAAATCGGCGTACGAAGCGGCGACAGCGCGTAAACATGTGTGCGAACACGGCTCGATTCCATCGAGGTCGGTGGTTCCACAATGATAATGTGCATCCCTGTATAAGAGTCGTGTTTCCAGCAAGCAATGCAAGCACAATGGGCAGAATCCACACGATAGGCACGACCAGGAAAAATGGGTCAAATTCAAACTGGAGTCGTTGCCTCGCTGGAACAACCGGCACGTTTTGCGGCATGCGCATGGGCAATGGGGCTACACGCACGTTGCGTGGCACTTGTGGCATCGGGATGGCAGCAACACATGCGGCATAAGTGTGTAGCGCGGCCACTTCTGCATATGTGCGTCGCACCACCGGCATAACACCCATAGGAACGCACGCCGGGAGCACATGTGTGTATTGGGCAGTGGCTTGAGCGTGCATTCGACACACGACTGCAACGGTCGGCGAAGTGGGCACGGACGCTGGGAGTGGCGTGTTCCATGGCGTTCTGGCGACGGACGGGGTTGTTGAACTGGCCAATGCCTGTTGCAGTGGCAGTAGCGTCAAAAGCATGCCGGTCCTCGGGGTAAGTGGTTGTGGCTGGCATCCATCTGCAACGCTTTCTGACAGAACATGGCCATCCTCTTCGAGATGCACGGACCCCAAGGCGGCACATAGCCGGGGTCCTGAGTGATTGGCAGGAACATGCCTGCTTGAAGCAATAGTCCGACCAAACATGGTTCCGGGACGTGCATCTGGCGGCATTTCAATCGTGAGTTGTCTCTTGGAAAGTGCTCTTTTCATACTTGCAAGACGAAGAAGTTTGTCCGTATTCGCCGAATGGAGCATCAATTCCATCGTTGGCAATCGCTTGATTTCTTGCAATGCCGCATTCACAAATGTGTCCGTCCAATCCGCGACCTGGAAACGGCGCGGTAGTTCGTGGTCGGCGAACAGATCGGTCCACCGCACGCGTTCGGGCAACACACTCGCGATAAGCACAATGTCATGCATAGTGAGTGATCTCGTCAAATACAATATGCCGTTTATCGCAACAACCGGATGCACATCATCCTGGTATGGTTGTCCTTGCGGACTGCGCAATTCTGCGATCCCGGCGAGCGGCCTCCAAGCAACAACATGATTGGCAGTTTTCTTCGCACTGACAACAGGCATCCCGAGACTTCTCATTCTACATGCGACGACATCGGTGTGCGTGGCGCAACCTCGAACATTCACTGAGTTGCGCAGAAAGTCTTCTCGGTCTTGGCCGGGTTGTTGCCACGCAGCGACATGATGATTGGCGACTTTCTTCGCAGGGCCCGGATTCCAGATGTTCCCGCCCGCCGTAGCGATGCAACCCCGACCATATTGCATGTTTCCCCTTGAGCAAAATGGCACGCAGAAGTCGAGCGACCGGAGACCATTGACATATTCGAGGTCGACCAAATCGATGGGTGACCGAAATTGAGAGTCCCAGTGTGCCTCCGAGGTTGTTCGGTCCACGAATTCTCCGAGTGCTTTGAACACCGCCATAGCATCTCGGCACAGGAATTGGACCACCAAAAGTTCGACATCAGTGGGCAATCGAAGGTTGCGACAACAATTTCCCCATTCGATGAAGAAGGGGGACAGGTGGATCTCAACGGCCAGGGAGCGCAATGGTGGAAATTTATGTGCGAATGGTGGAACAACGTCTCCGTCTTCATCCTCCTCAGCATCTTGGAGACAACTTCCGGGCACAACATCACCGTCGTATACATGCGCACACAACACCCGTGTCTCCGCATTGTACACCAATTCTCCTTGGAACCAGACATCACTCGCCAATCCTTCAACTTCCCAATTGTCCACTCTTGCCGCATTTCCAATGTAGGCAAGATATCTCGCCCTGGCCGCTCGGGCGTAGGGGGTGAATGCGAAATTTGGAATAGCAATTCTCTCAACCGCAAGATTGGGCAATGGCGGTTGCTTCGCAAACGGCAATGGTTGAGC